CTCGTCGAGTCGTACTGGATCCCGCTGAACGGCGTTGCACCGCTTACCGCTGTTCCGCCAGGGCTCGGATAGTAAGTCGGCGCGTAAGATGATCCGCTGTTGACGGTTCCAGATCCGCTGGGGCTGGCTGCGGTGTAGCAGGGATTCGGAGAGCTCGCCGTCGTGAGCGTCAAGGCCTGGCCGTTGGTAGGCGTGAATCCAGTGCAGAACGGCACGCCTTTGAGGCCGTTCACCGTGGCGGCCTGCGATCCAGATCCTGGCCCTGCCGCCACGTCGCCGGTTAATTGCGAGATTCCCGATCCGCTCGGTGTCGCGGCCGTCCAGCATGGATTTGGCGAGCTCGCCGTGGTGAGCGTCACGGCCTGGCCGTTGGTCGGCGAAAAGCCGGTGCAGAACGGCACGCTGTTGAGGCCCTTCACGGTGACAACCTGCGAGCCCGTGCCGGGTCCAGCGATCGCGTCGCCGGTGAGCTGCGTAATTCCGGATCCGGATGAGCAAGGAAGCCACGCGCTTCCCGAGCCGGTCGAAATCAGGCAGTAACCAGCGAGCCCGTAGCTTCCCTGCAGCTTGATGCCGGCGCTGAAATTTCCGTAGGTCGTCGTGAAGGGCGGGATGTTTTGCTGCGCGATCGCCGGCGCCGCCAGGGTGAGCGCGAAATAAAAGATTCGTGACCAGAGTTTCATTTCTAGCTCCATCCAAGCGCAGGGTAAATGTTGCCGTTTGCGCTCACCACAAAATTCTGAGTTGTGATGCTGTTTGCTGTCGGATCGATCGCTGCCGGGTTGATCACATTCGCCGGCCAGGTGATGCCGTAGCCGCCGATTCCGTTCTGCTGAATGATGAACTGGATCAGCTGGCCGCGGGTAAATCCCGAAAGAGTGAGGACCAGGTTGCCCGTCAAGGTCAGATCGATGACGACCGGGCCGCTGTAGCCTGCCACGTTGATCGTCAGCGCGCCGCTCGCGTTGTTGTTGATGATGTAGTTTGACGGGCTGTTCGGCGGCGGTTCAACGATCGGCGTGAGGTTCGAGAGCTGCAGCGTGGCTGTTCCCGTGAGGATGTAGTTGCCGGTCTGCACGGGCTGTTTGTTCTCGTCGTAGATCGTGATCGCGTAAAAACTGCCGCTGGGCGTGATCTGATCGTTTCCGTACAGATTGAAAGTGAAGGAAGATGCAGGCCCTTCGAGCTGCGGGATCCCCGCATCGGCCAGCATGCCCACGCCGGCGACTGCCGGCGGCACGGTCCCGAAGTTGCAGAGCACAACGTCGACGTATCCCTGCAGGCTCGCGCCGCCGAGGATGCTTTCGAGACTAACTTCGAGAGTGATGTTCGTTGCCATGCTTCCTCACTTGAAAAACCACAACGGCCCAATGTGCGCGATGCGCGCGTGCTCTTCGGGCCTTCCGATCACGTCCTTTTTGAACGCCTCGACGATCGGCAGGTTTGGATCCACCCAAAAAAGCGCGCCGCCGGTGATGTCCTCTGACTCCGGCCGCGCGTAGATCTCATCGATCCGTGCGAGCATGATCCGGCCGTCGCCGCTGCGGAGTACTCGGCCGATGTCCTCTTCGGGAATTTCCCGGTTCGCCAGGTGCGACGGTGCCTTCTCGACCATTTCGAGCCAGCTTCCCCAGCCGGCAAAAACCCGGTTGCGAAGCGTGAACGCGATCGCGATCATGCAGCTCGTGCCGCCGTAGCGCGCGCCCTGCTGGATTGCAAAGCGAACCATCTGCGCGCGGATGTACGTTTCGATCGTCATTTACCGTGTTTCCTTTTGGCGGCCGCTTTCTTCATGTTCTGCGCGAACACAGCTTCTTTTTCCCGCGTTCCACCTTCGCGCTTGGCCGCGGCGATCTTTTTCGGCGTGGCCTTTCCGAATTTGCCGACCGTACCCCTGCGCTTCATTCTCTCGGTCGCGGCCTGGATCCACTTGACTTTTCTTCCCTTGAGCATCGCACCCTCCTAGATCGATCGCCCGATCTTGATTTGTCGATACGACTTCATCATCTGACGGTAAAAGTCGCCGGCGTCTCCACTCGGCCGGCCGAACGCGCGGTCTACCTCTTCCTCGGTGACAACGCCCGCATAAATCAGTACGAGCATGGCCGTGCGCCAGCCGCGGAACTTTTCCTTGGTAGCGACGCCGTGAGGATTAAACCGCATGACTGACCATTCCGGGCCGTAAGGATCCTGCAGGCTCGTGAGCGTGCGCCTCACCTTGCGGCCGGCGCGGCACGCCAGGAAATTATCGGTGAGCAGATCCTTTTGCCGCTGCGTCGTCGCGTAGCTCAGTTCGAGCAGGTAGCCTTCCTCCTCCATCGGTTCGGGCTTCATCCAGGCATTCACGCCGACCAGGCCCGCGCGGGTAAAGCTGTTGAGCCAGATCCGCGCGTTTGGATGTTCCTCCTCGCGCGCGTCGACGCCGGCGGCGCGCAGCTTCCTCATCACCGCGCTGGGATGCAGGATGTTCACGAGTCGATCCTTCTCGTGTTGTTCTTCCCAGCGTTCCTGGCCTGGCAGCCACTGATCCCTGGCCTTCATGCGGTTCGATTCAAACAGTTCGAGATTCTCTTCGACGTACTGGCTGGGCGAAGTCTCGGCCCGGCTGAGCAGCGCGATCGCAGGATCGTCGTGGCCTGGCGCCCACATCTCTCGATCGAAGTCGTCGTTGTGCATCGTCCGGCGTTGCGCCAAAGCGCCCTGCATGTGCCGGTAATCAAATTCGTCCCAATCGCGACGCTTGCCCTCGTTAGGATTTCTGAACTCGGCCGCGGCGCGCGCCAGGCCGCCGTCGTATTTCAGATTCGGCGCGGCCTGGTCCTCGGGGCGAATGATGATATTTGGCATTACTGCTGGTTCTCCTCTTGGTCTGTTTGCTCTGGCTGCTGGGGCTCGGGTTCCTCCAAAGGCTCGACAATCGCGCGTGCTATCAGCGGAGCATAGACCGAGGGCGAGACGCCGTGCTCGACCGCGTAATCTAGCAGGTTGCCGATCCGCGGGTTGGTCATCGCGTCGCGCATGACCGCGCGAATCCCCTCGGTTGTAGCCGCGCCGGCGAGCATGCCTTCGTACCACGGCGCGCCCATCCAGTGCGCCACGGCGCCGCCGATCAGGCCGCCGCCGCCGCCCACTCTTGCGTGCTCGGCGATCCGGTTGTAGATCTCGCGCGCCGCACTCACCGTCTGGCGGTTGGTGTTTGCTTTCGACATCAGCTGCGTGAGCTTCTTGAGATTCGTCACGCCGTCGGTCCCGATCAGCCCCTCGATCTGTTCGCGGTTCTGGCCTTTCGAGAGGTAGGCCTCGAGCTGCTTTGTGCGGCCGGTCATCACGCGACTCAGTCCCTGATCGCTTTCCTCGGCCGTGATGCCGTTCATCATGCGCTCGAAAACCGAGTGCAGTTCGTTGAGGCGTGAGCTGTCGCGCCATGCCATCTTTGCCGCGCTGTAATCCTTGGTGCTCACATCGCCGGCGTGCCGGTTGATCAGATCGTCGATCGCGCCTGTGGCTTCGCGGTAACGCTGCTCCGCTGCCTCGTAGGCGTCTGTCGATGTAGCCGACCGCATGATGCGAAGGGCCTGCTTTGCGGCCTGGTTGTACTTGTTAAAGTCGCCGTTGCTCACCTGGTCGAGCTTTTCGTAGACGGGCTTCACCGCAGCCTGGATCTGGTCGGCCGCATCGCCGAAGGTTCTAACGTGGCTGAGCGCGTTCTCAGTGTCGACCTGGCCGAAGTGCTGCGCGTACGGCGAAGCGTGATACATGCCGAGCTGGTCGGCCAGGCGCTCGCGTTCGGCCGAGATTGCTTCCTGCTGCGCGGGCTTGAGGCTCTTGAATGCCGAGCTTTGTTCGACCTCTTCGAGCTGCCGCAGCCAGGACTCGGCCGTGGCCGGATTTGTGGTTTGCAGCACGCCGCCGCCGCCGACTGTTTCGCCTCGCGCTTCGGGCGCCGTGGCTGTCGAAACATCTGCGCCTGTGGTTCCTTCTCCACCGGCGACTGGTTCCGGCCCGCTGGCTGTCGTGAACTTCGGCGGGAACGCCGCGGGCTGCTGCACCTTTCCCGCGGGATGCGCGATCTGGCCTGTCGGCTCCTCGGCCGTCGGCGTGCCTCCCAGCGTGAACGTGAAGGGCTGCGCTCCTTCGGGCGCTGGGAGCATCCTGGCCGCGTCCGTCGTCGCTGCGATCGCGGGCCTGGTCTGGTTCACGCGATCGAGCGCGGTCTGCGTGGCATTCTTCGCCACGTTGCCGATCACTTGCTGCGCGCCCTTTTGCTGTTCCGCCGCAATCTCCGGAGCGCCTTCGGCTCCGCCCTCGATCGGCATTTTCGCTTCGTTGAGCTGAGGCGCGAGCACGGGGATCTTGACGCCGGCGATGTCGACGGCTGTGGGTCGCACCTTCTGCACCCAGCGCGCCGCCGCTCCGAGGCCTTCGGCTCCGAAGCGCAGCGTGCCGGCGGTACCGGCGGCGAGCAGCGCCTGCTCTGGATCCTCGGTGTGCGCGTAGGTCTGGCCACCGAGCATCGTTGCATCTCGCGTCGCCTTAAGACCGATGGCGAGCAGGCCTGCAATCTTCGGGTTGCGCGCGAGAGTCGCCGTGATCTGCTGGGCGTTCTTGAGATCCTCGCCGGCACGCATTGCCCCGCTCACCGCTTCGGCGGCCTGCGGCGCTCTCCCGGCCAGTTTGAGCAGTCCGTCTGTACCCATCAATTCGAGTACCTGCTCGCCGATTGCCCCGACATGCTCAAGAAATCCGCTGGGCTGATCGCCTGTCCTCAACCAGTTCACCGCGTCTTTCAAATGCTGCGAGGTACGTTGCTGCAGCGGTGTCTGCTGTTCCGGTGCGGCATTGCCGATCGGCCTGGGCGCTGAGAAAAAATCGAGGATGTTGCCTACGACCTGGCCCGCGCTTTTAATCGCGCCCGCCCCGAGCTCGTCGATGGGCTTGGTGACTCGGGCAGCCAAGCCAAACAGGCCGCCCTTTGATATCGCGGCATCGTCGGCGTGAGAGGGATTTTCCGCGAAGCCGCCGAGTCCATGCGGTTCCGACGGCGTGGCTGAGGCAGGAGCCGGCTGCGTTGCCGGCGCCTGCGACGTGACGCTCCACGGATCGTTTGCCGGCGCTGCCGCGGTTTGCGCGGGTGCTTGGCTAACTATTGCCCACGGGTTACTGGCCATTGTTCACCTGTGCTGGCTGGCCGTTCTTCAACGTCCACACCTGTCCGTTTGCGAAAGTCGTATTCACTCCCTCTTTGAGCTGCGAGACCGCCTGCGGCGGCAACTGCGTCGGCGCCGGTTGCCGCGCGCCCTGGATGGCCGGGCTCATCCTTGCGCGCAGGCCTTCCAGTTGCGCCACGCTGCTCTTGTCGTAGTCCGGATCGAGCGACTTGAGTGCTTCGATCGCGTTGTCGGAGATCCCCGGCATGCGCGCCTGATAGGTGGCGCTCGGTGCCGCATTGTTCCATTGCTGCACGTAGTTGCCGAACTTATCCGCCATGGACTGCGCCTGCGTCTGGATACCGCGTTTGCGCATATAGGGCAGCGTTGCCACGAGCGTTTTCTTGATGCTTGCGATCCCCGGAATGGTGTCGGTTCCATAAAACTGCGCGAGCTCCGAGCTCACGGTGTCCGCCTTGTTCATGTAAGCGTTGTAATCGCCCGTGCCGGGAATGTGGCTTTCCACGGTGTTTAACTTCAAAAGCTCCTGGAGGTGTTGCAGGGCGGTTGCGCCCGAATTTAATTTTTTCGACACGTCTCCGGAAGTGAAGTCCTTGTAGGCCGCCGTGTAGGCGTCGATCTTCGATCCGTCGAAAGCGGGGTACTTCTGCGCGACGGCGTTGGCGAGGCCTGGATTGCGGCTGAGCAAGTAGGCCATGCGGCCGACCGGCATCTGGCCCGTGCCGATCATGTCGACAACGGTGGGGGCGCCGCCGCCTGCAGGCGTAGGTCCGCCGCCGGGATTTGCGCCGTTCAGCATGGCCGTCTCCGCGTTTTCGTGCGCGGCCGTCGCGTCGCTGGCTCTGTTCTCGTGCATCGCGCGGTTAGCTTCCCGCGATTGCGTTGCGGCGTCTGTGTAGGCTTTGAGCGCGTCGGCGCTTTGGCTCATCACCAGTTTCGAATATTGATCGCCGGTCAGAGTCCCGGCGGGAATCGTGTAGGTGCTCTCTTCGAGTTTGCCGTTTTGGTAGGTGCGCTCGGTGATCGGAAGATCCTGGTTGATCTTCGAATTCAGCCAGTCCGGCGAGACAAGCGCGGCGTGCACGCCGTCGACTTTGCCATCGCCGTTGACGTGCGGAATCGCCACGATGCGGCCGCCGGCCTGGTGATCGTGCAGGTCGGGATTTGCCTTGAAGGCTTTCACGACGGAATCAAAGTCGGGAAACACGCCGAGATCCTGCGAACCTGCGCCGCCTTGCGAAATCAGATCTGCGAAAGTGTTTTCACGGTTGGAGTCCTCTGCCGATGCCTGCACCTGCTCGCGGCCTAGCTCGAAGGTCGATTTCGTAATCTGATGCGTGAGCAGTGCATTCTGCGCGTTGCTCGTCGCGGCCTTCAACTGCATATCGAAATCTTCGTTCGCCTGCTGGCGCGCCTGCTGCTGCCGCTGCTGCGCTTCGCCCTTTGTTGCGTTAAAGCCGGCGCCGAATTTTGCGGCGCCTGCGCCCGGTCCGCGGATTCCCGCGCCGGCGGAGTAACCAGACAGCGCGCCGGAAATAATTTGCTTCCACTGCTGGCCAGGCCCGCTCTTGACTTGCGTCGCGACCATTTTTCCGGTTTGCGGATCCCGCTGCAGAGCCACCTGGTCGGAGCCGCCGAGCGCGTTGAGGATGCCGTGATAAACGCGATCGCCCCATGTGGGTTTCTCTGCCGGCAGATTTGTGTCGTTCTGCGTGGGCTCTGTCGCGATCGCAGGCGCCGGCATCGAAGCCGTGTTCGCTTCGTTCGCCGCGCTCGGCAAGGGCGAAGGCGATGAGCCCTGCGACTGATCCGGACTGCTGCTGTTAAAACCTAGTTCCATCGCGACTGCTCCTTACGGGATCAACTTCGTCAATGCGCCGCCGTTCCCGACCGCTGCTCCTGCCACGCCGCCCAGCGCGCCGAGCACGTTGCTCCACACGCTGTTGTTTTCTTCGGCGACCGCGTTGGCTTCTGCATCTGCAGAATTTCCCGCGCTCACCGTCGAGCCGGCAAAGCTATTCGGATTCCATCCGCTCGCGACCTCTTCCGTGCCGGCGACCGCGTTCTCGTAGTTCTGATTGCCGAGAACGTAGTCGCTTTGCGTGATGCCGAGCTCCTCGGCGCTTTCTGTCGCCGCGGCCGTCGACGCGATCGAGCCTTCGAGCTCCTGCGCGGATCCGCTCGTGATGTTGGTTGTGTCGTTGCCGCCGCCGCGCGCATTGATGGCAGCGTTGGCCGCCTGCTCGGCCTGATTGAAATTTGTCGCCGTTCCCTGCTTGGCCTCGGTTTGCAGCGCAGTCAGCTCGGGCGCGGTGTAGCCTGCCTGGCCTGGCCCGGCCGCCAATACGGGGGCAAATTGCTGGGTCAGGGTGTTCTGCAGCTGGGTGTAATTGGCGTATGCGTTGTTATATGCCTGAATCTGCGTGGCATAGAACGGCGCCTGCTCATCCTGCAGCTCGTTTTGCGTGTTGCTCGCTCCACCGCACATAGGCTATTGCGCTCCCTTTTCTGATGCCAGTTGCAACGCTTGCAACGGTTTTTCTGGCCCGTCTAATCGGGTTATGGGCCTGATCATCTCGGTTTTGCTCTCCGCGAACCCCAGCGCCCTTTCGGCGATCTTTTTGAGTCCCGTGCTCTCGGTCGAGAAGATCCACTCGGCAGCTCCTGCTCTGCTCAGTCCGACTTCGAGGAAGGCCATGCCTTTGACCAAAGCGATCGCGGTGCGCCGCACCTGGCCCTGGATCTCTCTCGCCGGCGGAAATTGCATGTGCACGCGGGCAGCGCGCGAGAGCCGAATGTAAAAAACGGTTCCCTGATCGTCATCGAGCGCGTAGCAAGTCGCGCGCGGATCAGCTGCCAATTGCCCTGTCGCATCGACCTCGCGGCCCAGAAAGAAGTCGGGCTCAAAAAGCGACGCGTGCGCCGGATCCGCGGCGATCCACTCCTCGAGCTGGGCGTAATCCGCCTCAGTCACTTCGCGCAACCTCAAACCGTCGAACTCTGCCAGAAATCTCATTGTCATCCTTACCGGTGCGTGCGCGCCGGCAGCCTCCCGTAAAGGGTGTTTGTCAACAGCTCGTTCGGAAAATTCTGCGCCGGCCAGGAAATCTGCTCGAGCACGTAGCGGCAGACCGGAATCACGCCGGCGCTCTGCTGCGCCCTGAAGCGCTGCACCGCGATGGTCTTGCTCGGGGGCAGGTTCGGCGGATCGTTCGTGACGTGGACCAGGCTGTTGAACGTGCCGCTGATCTCGTCGAACAGCACTCCGACCGTGAGCGGCGTCGCGCCCGAAATTTTAACTTCTTCGGTGGTGATGAACTGCAGCGCGACGGTGTTGCCGGGTTCCGAAAGCACGATCGGCGAGACGATGGCCGAAGCGGCGTAGCTCATGCCGGCGTCGACGTTGGTTGACGTGTCGCGCTTCCAGATCGGGCCCGCCGGCGTGCCGATCAGAAGGCTCGTCGTGCCCGGCGATGTCTCAGCTGAATAGATCGAGGAGATCCCGGTCGCGATCGTCGCCTTCGGACTCCATGGCGTGGCCTGGTCGGGCAGTTTCATCACGCGCATCATGTACCAGCTGCCCGCGCCGTCGCACACAAACAGGCCCGAGTCGTTGCTGGGCCCCTCGTACCAGGCGAGATAGCAATTCGCCGGCGTAAACTCGGCCAGCAGATCTCCGATCGGGAATCCGATCTCATCGTCGGGCAGCGCCTGGCTGATGCCCTCCTCGCCCTGGATGGCCGCGATGAACTGCGACGTGGTGAAGCGCATCACCTTGCCCGTCGTCGTCATCATGAAAAGCGAGTTACCGCGCGTCGCGAAAGCGTCGCGCGCTGCCAGGCCCACGCTGTCGAAAATGTTCACGACATAGAGCGGGTTTGAGGCGGTGTTCGATCCCAGCATCACAGAGATCCCGTCGATGCGCATGATGATCAGGCCGAGCGATGTAGACCAGGCCGCGATCGGCGTCGACGGAAGCTGAAAAAAGTTGCTCGGCGGAAAGCTCTCGTTTGGATTGCCGACGGGCGCGATGCCATTGGAATAAAAAAGCACATTGCCAACGAAGCCGCACACCAGGCCGAGATGGTAAGCGGCCGGCACGAAGTACATGGGCGGCGGATCGTTCAAATGATTCTGCGGGCCAACGATCTCAGCGTTGAGAAAACTGTCGGGAAAGTTGTCAACGAACCCGATGGTGAAAGCTGAGAGATTGTTGACCGAAACTCTGCCCAGCAGAAGTGGCACGGATCCGCCCTGCGCGGTTGCGAAGAACCAAACTTCGTCGATGTCCGGCGCTGCAGGCTTTGGCGCGCCGATCTGTGCAATCAGGCCGCCGTAGGTTCCGATCGCGCTGCCATTCGGATTGAGAACGTTCGCCGGCGAAAGCGTGGTGACCTGGCCGCTGATCGTGTGGTAGGCATAAAAATACTGGCGCGCCGCGGTAAGAAACACGTAGCCGGCGCCGACGTTGGTCCAGGTAAGCGCGCCGTCGTTTGTGGTTGCTCCCACGGCCGTTGCCCACGCGGGCGCTGCTCCTCCGCTCGCGCCGCCTCCTCCCGCTGTGACCACCTGCAGATTTCCGTTCGTGTCCCGGATGCACTGGTTGGCGTAGAAGGTGAAGGCCGTCACCCAGCTTCCCGCGGGCCCGCAGTTTTGCCAGCTTGCCGTTCCGTCCACCGTGACGCCGCCGGCCGATGTGGCGCTCGGCGTTACCTGCGACCAGGCTGGTACGATCGCGCCGCTAAACAGAGTCGTCGCCGCTGGGATGATCAGCAGTTCGACATTATTGTTTCCGTCGATGATCGAGCGATAAAGAGGCGTGCCGCCGCCGTTTGAAAGGAGCGCGCTCGGAACCCAAAAGCGCAGGTAGTAGTTGAGCACGTTGCCGCTGCCGAGGTAGTAAGTAGGCGGCTGCGTCGGGGCCGGCGGCGCCCATGGATATACAGGCGCTCCGAAGCACTGCCAAAAAATATTTCCGTCCGTCGTGAAGTTCGGAGGCACTGTCGACCAGGTCGGCGCGAACCCTCCGCTCTGGCCTGTCGTCGCTGCCGGCTGGGTCGTCGCGCTCCCAACGTCTGGCGCCGGCCCATAGATGGCTTGGGCGCCGGGCAGAGCAAATGCCCACTGGTTCGAGTTGTTGTTGAAGCCGATCGTTGCGGGGTTGATCCCTGCGGTCGTCACCCCGTTGAGCCCCTGGTACGCCTGCAGCCCGCTAAAGGTGACATTCGGCCCTGCTCCCCACAGCACCTCGCTGCTGAAACTCACAATGGCATAGAAGTTGCCGGCGTACTTGATGATCTGAACGCCGGTGATCGAGAGGGTTGCGAAAGTTTCGGCAACCTGCACATTGCCGTTGGGGTCGATGATGATCGCGCCCTGCGAATAGACGGTGTTCGGCTGCCACACCTGGCCGGCCTGCATGTACTTTTTGAGATCGATGCCGTCGCCTATGTAGCATGTGTTGCCGACGGCCTGAAAGCAGGCGCGGCCGGCGCCGCCGGATTTGGTGAACAGCGGGTCGGTGCTGGTTCCCGTCACGTCGGCGACCGTCGTCCCGAGATCGGCGAGCAGCCGGCTGTTCTGGCCGTTGGTGTTGACCGCGGGAAATAAGTAGAGCCTCTGCGCTGCAGATCCTGGTGAGGCATTGACGGCCGTATTGCCAGGCCTGCGCCCGAGAGTCGCGCGCGCGGTGATTTCAGAATTCGCGCCGCCGACCAGGCGATCATATCGGCTGGCTGAGTAGAACTTCTGGTAGAGGTAGGGAACGGCGCCAGGCCCGAGCGGGTTGCCGTTCGTGAGCATCCCCGTGAACCATTCGTTTGTGTGCAGCGGCGCCGCTGCCGACGGGTCAATCTGTGCGCCTGCGGCTTGGAGAGGGCTTTCCGGCATTACACTTCCCTCGCCTTGAAGCGTTCGGCTGTTCCGAGCTGGGCGCTCTGCACTTCTTTGAGCACCGCTGTCCAGTTCGCGAGGAAGATGTTGCGCTCAAGCGCAGTCAGGCCTCCGTGTTGCGCGAGCAGCGAAGTGATGAACTTCTGGTTATAAGCGTTGAAGCGCGCGTCGTTCGTGATCAGGCTCATGAGCGAGAGAAATCCCCACTGCGGCACATAGTTCTTTTCGTCGGGAAAAGGAAACCAGGTGTAAGCCATGCTTTGCATGATGGGCGCTTTTTTCTGGTAGAGCAGCGTCACGCTCGATTCGACGGCCGGGGTCGGATTCAGGCGAAACGTGATGTTGCCGGCGCCGTCGTCGGTCAGTTCTGAAACGAAGTTCGGCCGCGCCGTGTTGCCTTCGAGCTGCAGCACCCCGCGCACCGCAACCTCGAACGGATTTCCTGCCGGCGGCGCCACGCTGCCGCCTTCGAGAAACCCGAAATCATTCAAGCCGCCCGCGACGTAATCCTGTCCCGTCGAAACGAAGTTGAGCACCCTGCGATTGAATGGCCACGCAAACGGCGGCCCGAGCGTGGTCTGCAGCACGAGGTTCGCCGAGCTCAGCGCAGGTTCCATCCCATTGATCAGCACGGGCTGCTGTTCAAGAAATGCTGCACACCAGTTTAGGGTGTTCCGAAGTGTGAGCGTGTTTGCCATGGTTCCTCAATCCTCAAGCGTGAGGAGGCCCGAAGGCCTCCGCACAATGCTCTGGCGACTGTCCGCGACCTCCTTTCACCGTGATTTTGTGCTCCGTCGCTTTTGCGCGTAGGCAGCTGCGACAGCCTGTTTGTCGGCCTTTCGCTTGCCGAACTTAGCTTTCGTCCGCGCGTAGGTTTTGCCCGTGTGGAACTCGCGGATGTTGGTCCTGAACGTCTTGAGTGATCGACCTTTGAGCAGCGGCATCGCCTATCTCCCTGGCCAGACGTTGTAAAGGTACGGATTTGCGGGGCCGATATCGATGCCGCCCTGCGGCGCGACGACGGTGCGATCGGGAATGAACCCCGCGCTGTCGGCCTCGTGATCGCCCTGCTTCAAAGCCGCGGTGATGCTCGCGAGCCAGTTCTGCTTCATCACGGGAAACATTTTTCTGATGGCCGGATCCGGGCTCATCTTGTAGCAGTAGGTCTGAAACCCGTCGCGGAAGTAATGAGCGTAATCGTCCGGAATTGGATTGATGAACTGGTTGAGGTTGGTGAACGGCGGGGGCGCCTTCTGCTGCGCGATCAGGTTGATCTGGTAGCACACGCCTTGCTGCGGCGGCAGCGGCCGGATCCTGAAACCCTGCGAGAGCGGCGCGGCCACGGTCCAGACGCAGCTGCCGTCGTCCACCGTCACGCCTTCGGCCGAATTTGCCGGCGCCGCGGGCGGCACCGCTCCCGTGGTGCCGAATGTGGTGAGCACCAGAATGTTTCCGTTCACGTCGAGGATGTTGATCGGCGGATTGGTGGGCGTCACGTTGAGCACGCCGACCGGGTTCACGTAAAGCGTGTTCGGACCTGGCCACGCGCCCTGCGTGAGCTGGTTGTTGTACTGCCACGCGACCTGGCCGGGCGGGTTGCCCGAGATCGAAGTGTATTCGAGGTCGCGCACGGTTTCGACGGGGAACGATGGTTTGGGGAGGGCTGTGTTGTTGATGTCGACCCAATAGCCATGTTCGAGCCATCCGATCGGGCCGGGCAAAAGTGAGGTCAGCTGCGCGTAATCCTGCTGCCAGCTGATGGTGTAAAAAGGCGGGATCTTCATGCGGTTGAATTTGAAGTTGAACCGCTGGGAGATCAGTTCGAGCATCACGTCGGTTCCCATGGTGAGAGCCGTCGAGACGCTGTAGCCGCTGGCTGGAATCACCGGGCTCATCTCGCCGAGCGAGGTCACATAGTCGACGACACTCTGCAGCGTTGTGGTGCTCGAACCCATTTCTGCCTCTCGCCTGTAGTTACAGGTAATGATGCCTGACTACGAGATCAGCTCGATCGTCATCTGGCGAAGCTGCACGCTGGTTACGGTGCCGCTCGCCGCAACTTGGACGGCCAGAGTGTTTGCGCTGAAAAGATTGATGGCGCTCGATACGGCCGTGTTTTGATCGCCGTAGACGGTCAGAGCCGCGCCCGGCGAATTGGCGCTGAGGTTCACAGCCAGGTTGCCATGCGCCTCGAGAGTGCCTGTCGTCGACGGACTCGCCGAAGTCGAAATCGACGCCGTGGTGATGTTCGTGCAGAAGCTCCACTGCAGGCTCGTCGAGGCCGTTGCGCTGGTCGCTCCCGTGGTAACAGACCAGGGCGTAATGCCGCCTTCAATCACTGAGAAGGTCAAGGTCGGAGTTGTTGTGCCGGCCGTCGTGTAGATTCCCGAGGCGCAGATCCTGAAAGTGCGGCCGAGATAGTTCTGCGCGTTGGCGTTCAAGGCCAGAGAGGCCATGGTCTTCGCGGTCGTGACGCTGGTAACCGCAGTCTGCGCGTTGAACACGCCGAGGGCTGTCTCATCGTACTGACGCGTGTGGTTGCTGCCGCAGGTTTGCAAAAGCTGGTTTTGCTGGTCGTAGTAGAGCGCCGGCGCTGATTGGCAGGTACTCGTTGCCGAAGGTCCATTGTCGACCGTGGCGAATTGCGCGACGCCGGGGGTCGGTACCAGGATTGCGGCGGCGAGGGCGAAGGCTGCGAAACTCAGTTTCATGTGGATCCTCCGGTTTGGGATGGAAAAGTATGCTTCCCGGCGGTGCGGAAGCATACTTTTCGATGGTTAGGCCGCGTCGCGGTAGATCTCGAAGATCTTGCCGCCCGATGGCGTGTTATCGGTTGGGAAGGCGAGCCAGGTGCGCCAGAGTTCAAGCTGCTGGGCGTAGAGCTTCGGGTCCGTCTTTTTGAGCTCCCGCGCCGGCTGCCAGACTTCTCTCCCGCAGCGCGTGCACTGGATGCACACACGTCCATCGGGATAGGTGTTCTGGATCACGGAGTGGTCGGCAGAATTGCCGCGCGCGAAGTTGTTGTTCTTGCCGCCCTTTTTGTGCTGGCACACGCGCTGCCTGCGTTCGAGCTCCTCCTGCGACTTCAAGAAATCTGCGTAGCGCCGCTTGCGGTCGTGTTCCATGCGATCGCGACGCTCCTGGCGTTCGGCCATTTGCTCGCGCATCATCTCGACCTGCATCCGTTTGTATTCGAGCTCGATCTCTTCCGCGTTGTTTCGAGTTGCCATTGTGAATCCTCTCAGTGCGAGATTTTTTTTGGGGCGCCCGGCGGTTTCTCCGGTCGCCCCGTGTGGTGGGTTAGCTTAGGAGATCAGCGTCGGCGCGTCGATCATGCGAACGCGGCCCGTGGTATCCGGTACAACGCCGACCGCGAAATTGAAGTTGTACGCCACGCTGCCGCCGATCATCATGGCCGGATCGCTCACGCTGGCGTCGTCGTAACGCTTGGTGATGACCTTGAGGTTGCGCCAGTCGCCATCGCCGATGTTGGTGTTTTCCTTCGCACCCATCGAGATCGTGATGATGCCGTCCTTGCCGTAGATGTAGGTGCGGTACGCGGTCACGCCGGCGTGGCCAAGGTAGTTGGCCGTCTGCGTGACGACAGTCGACTCGTAGAAGCGGGCGCCGGCCCACTCCATGCACTCGACCATATCGCCTTCGCCGCCTGGCAGTTCGCGCAGGATGTCGACGCCTTCGATCGACCGTTTCAGCACATCGGTGAAGCTGTTGTTTGAGTTGTCATTCAGGGCGTCGCCCCAGCAGAAGGGGGTGATGATGCCGCAGAATTTTCCCTGCTCGAACGGCTTCACATTGCGGCCGCGGAGGCTGGCGATCGCGGTCGTGATGTTGTTTTTGTTGAACGGCGCATTGTAGGCGTTCTGTTCGAGGGTGCTCGAATCGATCGTGTTCAACGTGTCGGTGGTGTTCTTGATCAGGTAGGCCACGGTCAGAGCGCACTGGTAAGCGAGCTCCTTGCCGCCGTTTTCGAGCGCGGGATCGATGGCGAGCTGCAACGAGAACTTGGAATAGTTGAGGTAGTCGGCATAGTTGCCGAGCACGATCTTGTCGGTGAGGATCGAGATGGTTTCGCCCGCCATCACCGTGCCTTCCGGCGCCTGCGAGAGATCCGGACCAAACGGGACGTACTCGAACAGGTTGAGCGTGTTGCCGCTATTCTCAGGCAGCGGGCGCCGCTCCACGCATCGGTAGTGAGGCGTCTCGGCTTTCAGGTTGTCGATGAAGTTCTTGTCGTAGTAGTTCACCTGGGTCTGCGTGAGATTCGACGTGAGGTTCGACGCCGGCGAGTAGCCAGTGCCGAGGCGCGCGACCGTGGCCAGGGCGTGGGCTTCGTTCGTGACCACGTAGGCCAGGGCCGAGCCCATCAGGGCCAGCACATAGAGAATTGGGCGCAGGACGTTCTCGACGACCCACGCGCGTTGGCGAAGGAATTTGTCGGACTGGTTCATGGTATTCGCTCCCTGTCTGGCATGAAGGGAACGGAAGTTTCAGCTCGCGCGGCGCTGCAGCTTTCTATCCTCGGCGGCATAGAATTCCGACGCCTTAATGAAGTCCGGATCGTTCATCAGACTTTTCATCGTGGCGGCGCTCATGCGATCAATCTGCTCCCGTGTGTACTTCAGCCGGTTGGTGGGCCTCGGCTGCGTTCCGCTCACATCGCTCGGGCGGACGCCTGTCGAGTACCTGGTTGGAGTCCGGGGCTGCGCTGTGGGCGCGGGAGCAGTGCGCTCGTTCTGAGTTGCCTGGGATTCCGTTGCGGTTTCACCTTCGCCGCCGTCACCTTGGGCCGGTCGGGCCTGCAGGAGCTTCGCGTTGTTCAGTTCATCGAAGGCGTTGCGATAGGATTCGACCTTCGTGCTGTCGAGCCCCATGCGCCTCATGTAGTTGACGAGCGTCTTTTTGTTGTGCTCGCTGTTGTACCAGTCGGGCGTGCTGTCGGCGAAAGCTGTTGCTGCTTCCGTGGCCAGCCGGATCTGGCGTTCCTGGCGGTCCTCTCTCCGGTCCTGCCGGATCTCTTCGAGCGGCCCGACGGCGGCTTCGACAACCTTTGTGATCGCGGTATCGACCTTAGCTGGATCTCTCAGATCGGCGACAAGCTGCATCCGGTCGCCTGGGGTCAGTGCTGGCCCCGCGTTCTTTGCGGCGGCAATGGCCACGTCGCCATTGATTTTCGAATCGGCGAGCTTGTCGAGGATCTCCTGCTCGGTGCCGTAGACGTAGACTGGGGGTACCCGGCCTTTGTCGTCGGTGATCGTGAGTTTCTTCCGAGCGCCGCCTAGATCCTGCCACTCTCGCGCCATCACCGCTCTCCTGGATCGTCCTGGCTGTCGCCTGGCTCGATCGGTACGCCTTCCATGCTCTGAATCAGATCGTTGAGGCTCGGTTTCGGAGCTGGGATTTCCTGCCCTGCATGTTTCTGGTAAGCACTATACACTTTTTTCTGAACATGTTGAAAGAATAACCAGGCCGCCTTGGTCACCGCGTGAGCGCCGAGAATTTCTTCCGGGTCGCCGATCGGGGCGTCGATGAGACAGGTTTCGATCTGGATGCAGCTTGCCTCCATCTCGTCGAGCAGCGCTTCCCAATAGTTCGTTTTGTAGAGTTCGGCCAGCAGGCGTTCTCTCTCAGGGTCGACGCGAACCTCAGTTACTCGTAAGGTTCGCGTCGTCCTGATTCCTTTCAGCGATGCCGGCTTTCGCTTAGGCGCTCTCTGTGCTGGTGTCATCGCCGCCCGTTGCGCCCGCTGCCGGGTCAGTTGCGGTTGCTTCGCTTTCCGCTGTGCCGCCGCTGGTTGCCGCGGCCGCGAGCTTCGCGTTGACGCCGGTCCCGGCCGATGCTGCCGGCGGCGCCCCACCCATCGCTGCGCGCACCAGGTCGTTAGGGCTCAGTTTCTGCGGTGCTCCGGTTGCCAGTTCTTCGCTTTCCGCTTCGGCCTCGGCCGCCAATGCTGCTTCCATCGGCTTGAGGTCGATCACTTCGGGCTGGTCCGAGGCGTCTTCTTCGGTTGCCAGCTGCTGCCTGCCGGCGTGGATCGCCTCCATGGCCGCGTTTGCAGCTGGCCAGGGGCTCTCAGCTGGGCTGCTGTTCCCGGCCGCTTGAGAGATCTCCCTGATTTCCTCGATTGCGGCCTTCGAGATCATTGTGATTGCGCCGATCGCGTCTGCTGCCAGGCCGCTCGGTGTGGTTTGCTCCATGATTTTTCTCCTCTTTTAGGTTGAGCGCCGGCGGCGCTTTGGTTGCTGGTGTTGGATTGTAGCCTTCCGGCTGTCCGGTTTTGGTTGTGGATTTCGCGGCTTCGATGCAGCTAGCCGCGTTGCAGAGCGTTTGCGTCTGGTCAGCCCAGCCGCAGGTTTTACATTCATAGCGACCTTGGGCTTCATGGCACGCGTTGAACTCTGTGCAGCCGCAGATCCTGCAGATCCCTTTAATGCCAGGATAGCGGCGCACCAGGTCGAGCGCGATCTCTCGCGTCGGAACCAGGCGGCCGCTCGCGATGCGCAGTTCGATCCCACGCTGGCGATCTTTGTCGAGTCCGTATCTGTGATTCATCGTTCGGCCTCCGCTCAGCAAAGCAGCTGATCGAGTCGCCTCTGCATCAGCGCCTGGAACACGTTGGCCTGCGTTTGTCCGTCGCACTTGCGTACCGCCTGGGCAATCTCCTGAGCCTCTGCGCGGTTCAAAAGATCGTCGAGCTTGTCCATCGGAACGGTCATCGAAATTTCCCAATCCTGCGGATCTTCGCCTTCCCCGGTTTCTGCTTCCGGCTCGTCGCCGCTGCCAGCGGCGCCGTTCATATGCTTCTTTACCGTGGCTGCCTTCGCCCAGGTGATCCCGAGTTCCTTCGAAACTGCGGCGACGCTTTTGCCTGCAGTGAACAGCACGATGGCCTTCTCTTTGTAGCTTTCGTCTTTCACTGGCATCCTCCCATAACGGCGATGGCGCTGCGGTCGTTGAACCCGGCGACCAGAACAATGCGGTTCTTCCACGGAACCCGCGCGGGCACGTCGTACAGAGTAAGAAACGCGTGGATCACGCCGGGGATGTTGAGCGACGGATAGAGCGAGTAGACCCCGGTCGAAATCTTCTCCATGCTGTAGTGGCAGAGCCCTTCGCCGTCGATCCCTTCGTGACCGCGCTCTCCGATCGGCAGGGGAAGGGTGGCTGCGGGCCCGAGTTTCAGGCACACCTGGCCATTGATGACGCCGGCGGCTACATCGTCGCCCCGATAGCTTTTGAGTGGCTCGACCCAGCGTGCGAACACCTGGCAGATTACGTCGGACGGATCGCCGAATTCCTCAGTGGCGCCGTCGATCCAGCTTGCAACTTCGTGAATAGTTTTCATCTCACACTCCGCGCCGGTAGGCGCTTCTAGTGGTTAAGTAAGGCACGGGCCAGCAGTGCGCCAGCGCAGGCTAAAACAGCGAGTGTGAAAAGGAAGGCGCAACCGAGCGCCAGGTACTCGATGCCGGTCCGCCGCATCCAGACAGCGAAGCGAGCCCGGCGGGTGCGAGGAACGATGGCGCGCCAGAGGATCTGGCTTTCGGGTTCCATGCTTTACGCTCCTTGTGGCGCGAATTCGCTTTGGTTGTCGGCCATGCGGTCCCAGCGACGCTCGTCGAATAGCGCCGCCTCGTCGCTGGCGTTCCCGATCAGGCTCTTTGCCAGGTCGGCTTCGTTCTGCTGGTCGATCTCCGCGGCCTTCGCCTGGTGCCGCGCGCCGATCGCCGCGATCTGTCCCTGCACGCGCTGCACGCCTGGATTGTTTTGCTGGTACTTCTGTTGCTCCTGTTTGTTCATGGGGCGAATCAGCTCGCGAGCATTTTTCCATTCACTCACTTCCATGAACATCTCGAGCAGCTGCTTCACGTCGACCATCCAGCCGAGCGCGTTGAGCTGCTGAATCAGCGGCTGATTCTCGAAGATCTGCACCATGAGCGGCAACGCCTGCGCCATGGCTTTTTTCGCAGCCAGGTGCGCGCCAGCCAGGCACTCGAAGCGATCCTCAGACTCGTAAAAGTTCTGCGCGTCGAGATCGAACGCCGTGGCCAGGTCGTTGCTCAGCGTCTCGCGGATCCGGCTCGGGCTCATGCGGTCCTTGACGAAGTGATCCATGAGCTCGATGAATGGCAGCAGTACTCCCTGCACGAAGTGACCGACCGGCCCCTGGATCTTCGCCGCGTTGGCGGCGATGATGCCGCCGGCGCCGGTAGCGGTGCGCGCCGCGGAGCTGCCCTTGCCGGGCAGGCTGCCCTGGTTGAAGGCCTGATCTGCGCCCGTCGTCGTCTCCGCGTCCTGCGCCGCGTTCTGTAGGATCGGAAAGATCTCAGCCGGCGGTTTCGGGGACTCGATGATGCCGAACACGTCTGAAACCTTTTGCCCTGGCTTCGTGTCTACGTCGACGATGCCGCCGAGACGCATGCGGATCTGTTGTGTTGGCACGTTGGCGCCGCGGTCGCGCACGTAGGTCTGGTTCACGGCGTAGCTCAGCATGTCGAGCAGGGCATCGACCATTCCCTTCTCGATGCGCTGATCGCTGCCGGCCAAGCGGCCGACTCCGATGCCGTAGCCGGCGTTCGGAATGTTCCAAAAGTTTGCGGCGAAGGCGGGAATGAAGGGCAGCCCGTGCTCTTCCTTGCGAATGAGGACGCCGCGATCGCCGCCGTCGGGCCGTAGCACGGTGTAAACGTAAGTTGGATCCCAACGCTCAAGCATCTGAATCGGGCGCAGGAGCGGATCGTCGCTCGCAGGCTCGTCTGGCGACTGTGCGTGATGGATTGCCCAATTCTGGCCGCCCTGGTTCTGCTGCACCTGGCTCGGCGTGGCCGCATTTTGCTCGTGTGAAAAAAAGTAATCTTTCAGATCCTCTGCGGGCGGAATGTCGAAGCCGCCGATCTGTTTGCCATCTTCATCGAAGACCTGCTGTTCGCGCAGCCCGTCGAGATCCTTGAAGGTCGGGTAGTCGACGTAGATCACATATTTCGCCGTTTTGTGCAGCTCGTTCTTTCCCTTCCAGGTCGGATCGATCAGCACGCTCCCCAGCTCGCGGGGCTCGAACGTCATGCCCTCCTCGACAACCTCGGCGTCGGTTTTGACGATCTCATCGCTCTCGCGGGTGTGCACGACAAGTTCGCCGCCGAAGGGCAGCGTCTTGCGGATCGGCGCGGCGCGCGGCCGGCGAATTTTCTTTTTCTTCACGTCCCGGCGCCAGCCAGGCTTGACGATCACAGTGCCGAAGCACGTCATCGATTCGAGCGCGTCCTCCGCCAGATTTTCGAATCCGCAATCGTCCATGAGTGCGCCATAGAGCGCGGTTTTCGCGCGCGCGGTCGTCTGGCTGGTCGCAGGCCTGGGACGAATGACGAAGGGCGGCATTTCGTAGAAGATCCCCGACTTCATCGCCGGTACCAGGCTGTTGACGTGCTTGGCTACGGTGAACCGCGAGATATTCGCGCGCGCCACGGTCGAGCCGTCGAAGGTCGAGTTTGTGCGCGGTGCCTGGTAGAGCACATCGCTCTCGCGCCAGTAGAGGTTCCACTGCTTCTGGTCCAGGAAAGTTTGCGCGCGCCTGGCGTCTTGAATCGTGAGCTGCACGGCGCCGTCGTCGGTGTATTTGGGATCGAGCTTCGGCCCCACCACTTCAACATCGTTTTTCTCGATGCGCTGGCTGCCAACTACTTCGTCTTTGAGTACTGTCATGCGTCGAGCCTCGCTCTCACGAAGCAGTCTTTTGCTTCGAGCAGTTTCCGCAGACCTGCGGATTTTTCAGCGCCGTCGGGCAGGCAAGTGTCCATCGCCTGGGCGATCAGCGCAATCGGTTCGGAGACTTCCTGCAGCTTCTGCGGCAGGTGGTTAAACGCGAAATATTTCAAGATCGGCGCTGGCATCTTTCTCCTTTATCCGGACAGGCCTGGCATGATGTCGTCCAGGTCGGCGGGTGCCCGGTTCGGTACAAAATCATATATTTCAAAATCAGGCGCAGGTTCGATCGCGGCATACTGGCCGCGGCCGTACACGCGATCGTAGGCGTCGCGCTCGATGTAGTTGGTGAGCTGCTCCTCATCGAGATCCGCGAGCTCGTCGCTCGCGATCGACGCGGGCAGTTTACCAGCCACGCGCGAGATTACGTTCGCGACTTCGCTCTCCTCGACCATGCCGAAGTGATAGAGCTGCCGGAACGCCTCCTGCACATTGCTGATCCCGTCGGCAAAAAGCAGTCGGCCGGCCATAAGGTGAGGCTCGGCCGTTTTGATCTTCAACTGCCTGGCTGTCTCATCCTGCAGGTAGGGGCTCCAGGTGATCTGGATCCGCCAGTCCTGCTCGATCGCTTCGTTGCGAATGTGAGTGACCATGCTTTCGGCGCCAGGCGTATCCTCGACTTCGACGCTGTGGCAATTCCATCGCTTGGCCATGCCGACGAATCTGGTCGCGAGCGCGGTGGGCGTGTAGATCCCGCGGGCGATGTCGACGATTGTCATGCGCCCTTCGTGCTCGATGCCGGCGGCGCCGGCTGAGTTTTTACACTCCGCGTACTCGAAACGCCAGCAGATGTGAACCTTGCCCTCGTGTTCCGAGTGTTCGTCTTTCACTTTGGCTGCGTTGAGCCGGTCAATCGGGAAGGTGGGTTTGAAATTGCCCTCGGCGACGTTCATATATTGCGTCCAGAAGCTGCTTTCGTCGAGGATCTTCTCACTTCTCAAAAATGGCCAGGAGAGTTGCTGCGGGAATTGCATGATCACATCGTCGACGGTCAATAAGTCGTCGTCGACCTTCATCGCGTGTGGCTTCCGGATGTAGGCCGGCTTCCAAAGCACGATGGTATTGTCGTCGGACTTCTGCATGAGGTCGCCGTAGAGATCCATCGGCCCGTAGCGCGTGCCCGTGATGTCGAGGAATCCCGTCTCGCCGAGCATTTTGAGGTTGATGTAAAAGTTGGTGCGAACTTTTTTCAGAGCGTAGGCGGTCTGCGAGTTGCGATTGTCCTGCACGTCCTCGCTCTTGATGATGTCCGGGTGCCACCCCGAGAGGCTCTGCTCGATCGAGACGCCTGTCACAGTTGGATCGCGACGGTACTTGGTGCGCGCCGGCGAGATGAAATCGTGAAATACGCCGTTCTTTGGCCGCTTCGTGATGACGTGCTCGGGAAAACATAGATGAAGCGGCTTTTTGGGCTGGCCCTCGATGCAGACAAAGTGCTCCGCGACTTCGGTCACGAAAGCGTCGGCCAGCGGGGAGTCGTCGGAGTTGCTTGCCGTCATCACCATGATGGCCACGTCGGGAAAGCCGAGGATCCACTGCACAGAGTCGGCGATGTTGAAGGTGGTTTTGAAAGTTTTTCGCGGCAGCAGCAGGATGCGCCGGCGCCGCGTGTCTTGATGGTCGATCGAGCGCGTGGGATCCTTTTTGACGAAGTGATCGGCCACGACGCGGTGATCATGCTCCGTCACCTTGTCGTAGCCGAGCACATATTTCGTCAACCAGAAGAGGTCGGTGATCATGCGGTAGCGAAGCGCAAAACGGTACTCGTCGTCTGCCTCGATCCGCGCGACATCGATCACATCTTCCATTTCTTACATTCCTGGCTGCGGAGGCGCTTCCGCTCCCGCTGCAGCTGTGCCTTCGGCTTGCTCGGCTGGGTTTTGCGCTTCCTGAGGCATCTCTCCCGCCGGCGGCTGGTCGCCCATCTGCTCTTCCATGTGTTCTTTCATGGCCTTTTTGTCGGCCAGAACGTGTTCCTCGGTGTGGCTGTGGCCCTCGCTGCGCGGGCCTTTGCCGTGGTGCATGTGGACGTGCGCGACGTAGCCGCCATTGTCTGCGCGCTCGTAGTGCACGCCGTGCGCGTGGGTCGGACCTTTCTTCTTTTTCCCGTCCAGCCCTCGCATTACTGCCTCGTGTGTCTCCATCGGATTCCTCTTTTCAGGTTGAAAAATGGGAAGTGACGCGGCGGCCCGGTTCGCTCCCCAGCGTCGAGCCGCCGCGATTCAAGCTCGACTAGAAGCCAAGCTCGAAATTGTAGAGGTTGCCGATGTTGAGTCCTGCCGTGCCGAAAGTCAGCGCGACGCCCACATAGAACACTGGATCCGCCGGTGCGACGACGGTGGCGCCCTGGGTCACGTTGGCGTTGGTGCCGTTGATGCCCGAAAGCTGGTTGGCGATCGCGGCCGACCCGTCATACAGGTTGTTGATCAGCTGCTGGAAGATTCCCAGCAGGTAGCCGCTCAGTGAGTCGAACTGCAGATCGGCTTGAATGTTCCAGCTTGACCAGGTGTTATTCACGGCGCGCGCGGTTCCTGCTCCGAGCACCGTCCAGTTGCCGATGGTGAACGGAGTGCCGGGGATCGTGAGCCCAGCAATCAGCGAGGCTTTCGCGGTGTAGTTTCCGGCCGTGTAGAGATTTCCCTCGGCGCGGACCATGAACCTCTTGCCTTCGAGGATCAGTTTGCCTGGCACGGGAATGGTGACGGGAACTGCAGTGTTAGAGGCCAGGGCAAAGACCTGGGCGTTTCCGGTGTTGGCGACGACCGCTGTCGCCGGCTGGGCGCGTTTAATCGCGAGACTGCTCATTTGTCAAACCTCTTTTCGAGATTGAGATTGGTTCCGTTTTTGAACCGTGGTACCAGATTGCACCGGCGGCGCGACTTCGGCAAGTGGTTTCGCTGCCAGCTCCTCGACGGTCGCCTGTTTGCGCGGGCGCCCGACTTTTAAGACGAGGCCCTTTGCCTTGGCCCATGCCTGCCAGTCTCGAATCTGTTCCGGCGTCGCCGGGCGATGACAGAGACGACATGCCCTGGCATGGTCGAGGCGCGACTGCTCTTTTCGTACCGCGGTCGCGCAAGGGTCGCTGCAGGTGTAGGACTTTTTGAGAAACCGCGCAAGCGGAATCGGTTTTTGGCAACGTATGCAGGTGAATTCAGTCAGGTGTTCCATGTTTTCAACCTTTCCTTTCTAGCTGAGCTAGCGCCTCAAGCACTTCGTTGATGGCCTGGCCGCTCTCGATCATCTTCCGCGTGTAGCGCAGGAGCTTCCAGCCGGCCATGGACATCGCGTTGTATTTGTCGAGGTCACTGGCGAAGCGCGACCGGATACGGTGCACGCTTGATTCCACTTCGACGGCGAATTTCAGATCTGGCCACGCAAAATCGATGCGCCACTTGCGGGTTTCGTGGAACGGGTACTCGCGCGTGGGGCTGAGTTTGTTGACCTTACAGTGAAAGGCGAAAGTTTCTTCGCCTTGGCTGGGTGGCTGAGGTACGCGATTTCCTTGTTTTGCTATTTGGTTCATTTGGATACTTGTGGTACATACTTAT